TATTCTTTTGGATAAATCGTCAAATATACCAGCCATGTCTTATACTAACACAAATCATTTACCAGGTCGAACATCCTCCATTTTCTCTAAATGATTTTGCATCCACTCCATCTCCTTAGGATGGTTGGCAAAATAATGCATACAGTGGCCCTTAGCAGCCATTAGGTTGATAGGCCTCATTTGGCTTAAAGCCTGAGTAACTTGAAGTAGGTATTTCTTTGTCGGATGGTCTTTACCCTCCAACATTCTCAGAGCATAGTCGAACCAATCTGCTGATTTTCTAATAAATACCTTCCCCAATTCTGTCGCAGATAATAGGTGATCTGGTTTTAGATTCATAGATATTTCCATCATCTTTATAGCATCATCTACTAGATCATCTTCCATTAAATGCATAGCCATGTTGAAATAAGACCTACAATCATTTGGGTGTTCCTTCATCTGTTTTAGATTAATTTCTAGGTATCTCTGCATCTTCGCAAACAATGCTTTTTGATCATTGGATACATATCCATAATGTTGAATCTTGACCGGGGACCTAGCCATCTTCCATTTATTCTTATGTACATAATCATCGATTGATTCGTGTAGATAACCCCAATATTGGACTTTACCATCATTCCTAAAAAATCGAGTAATGTCTGTGTCTACCGATCTTCCTCCTTTTTGATAATTCATAATTGTCATATTCCATGCATCATAACCTCTAATATCAGCCATACGTCGAATACCTGCTGGCGAGGTTAATCTTTCATCCAGATCTAATTGTAAGATCCACTGTTTAGTACATGCACGTAATATAGTATTTCTTCCTGCTGCAAAATCATCCCCCATTTTTATTGGAACAATTTTAACACCCCACCTGTTTATCTTCTCTTTGTCTTCTTCACTTAAACCATCATCACCTATGACGATCTCATCGGCAATGGCCCATATTTGTTCTATCCACTCATCGAATTCATTGCCTCCTTTGTTCATGGGAGAATAAATAGATATCTCATTTTTTTCTTGCCACTTATATTTTTTTATTGCACTTTCATCAACCAAATGGGCATAGTCTTCATGACCTATGAGTTCCGGCCTTTTGTCTGTGTCTATCTTTTCATACCATTCACGTTTTGCTACTCTATGCTCCAATTTTACATAGCCATAATGCTTCATTCGAATACTTGATTCTCGAAGATTTTCAGGAGGGAAATTTGGAACGTTTCCATTATGTAAACTAGATTCGCTACCAAGGACCACCCTGTTTCCTGGAATCAATCTGCACAGACGCACCCCTCTCATCGATCCCCAAACACCATCAAATCTCCAATCTTCCTCATTACCCCAAAATGTGTACCAGTGAACGAAGTATCCCATGACTTGAGGGTTTACTGGATGCATCAATCTCTGTACGAATTCACGAGTCACTTTGTCTTCTACCACTTCGTCTGAGTCGATTGAGAATATCCAATCCACCCCGGCCTCTTCAGCCCAGGCTAGAAGTTGATTCCTGTCTCTGCGTTCATCAAAGGACCGTGCGAATTTCTCGTAATGCGTAATCTTCTCCCACATATCAGGATAGTGTTCTTTCATGTAGGGTCCTAACTTTATGGGTGAATTATCATCCAAAATAAAAACATGATCCGTAAAGGTAAATGTTTTCAATAAAGACTCTACAAACTTGCTTAGGATATACTCATCTTTTATCTTGACTCGATAGAGCGCACCTAACTTTTTAGGTTCCGGGTCACGCCACTTCTCGTACCAAGCATGGCGATAATCTAACTTCAGACCCTTCTCGAAACCAGGCCTCTTCAAAACCTGACTGCCGTAATGGTAAACGAAAACATCTCCGGCAATGACTGAGGTCCATCCTTTTAACTGCGCCCTGGTCACCCAATCATTATCTTCAAAGGAATTAAAAAAGTGTTCCTCATCTAAAAGGCCTACCTCTTGCAGTACTTGTTTCTTAAACATAATACAAAAGCCAGAAAGAAAGCCTGTAGTCATCCATGGCTTCTGTCCCTTAAATTCATTAGTTGCTTTTTGCACTATCTGTTGCTGTATAGTGTCAATAACTGCCATAGGATTAGGAATAGAATTACCTAGAGATATTTGCTGCCTACCTCCAACATAATTGGATACAGGCCCCACTACACCAACCGGACCTAACTTGTATTCCTTGGTATAGTTGTTCATGACATTTACAAGTCCATCCAGGAATTTGTTCGATACGATCACATCGTCATTCAGGAGCATAATATACTGCCCCTTTGCGACCTTCATACCTGCATTACAAGAATGTGCAAATCCTCTCTGCCCACGTTGATCGATCCAAGTAAATTCTGAGATCTTAGCGGCATTACAATAATGCTCAAGTAAACCCCTAGATAAATCTGAGGGTCCTTGTTCTATGACTATGATTTCAGTCAGGCTAGGATCAACTGATAGGGTAAGTTTAGCAAGACACTGAGAGAGGCACACGATATTATCCAACGTTGGGATAATAATAGTATATTCAGCCATAAATCCTCCGTATTAAATTAATCGTGTTCGAAAAGGTCCATCCAATATTTAAAGAAATAAGTCTTTCCATTTTGAAATTCACTAGAATTTACTGCGGTGACTCGATACGTAATTCCTTCTATCTCTAGAAGATGATTTGGAACTATGAGTTCACTTTCACCAATGGCGAAAAATTGACCAAGGGTTACTTTTCCAGCATCAAACAAACCAAAATCACGTTTTTGTTTTGGATTAAATTGCACTTTAATCGTATCAATCTGAGTAACCACTTCAGTCGGTTGACCGGTGGGCGTAGTTCCAGTTCGATCTACATTAAAAACCTTTGCTTCTTTTGTGAGAAATCTTCCAATGAAAGACATATAGTTATCTACTCGCCTCTATTTAAGGCACTTTCCCAAAAACCAACATTTCGATATGGTCTGAGCATATCACCGATAACACCCTTAAACAAGCTCTTGGTAGGAGTAAATGACATGTCTGATAGACGCACCGAATCGTAGCCCTCATTACAGGCTAAGTTACTTAATTGACTAGCAATTTGTAGGGATGCTGTACGTATCGGTTCCGGTACACTAGCGAATCCGGCCTGATACGTGACTGTCATTATCATATCATCCCGGACTATGTTATATCCGTTTTCATCAGTTATAATGATTATTCCGGCAGGTGCATCCAGCCGGAAGAAGAAGCTCACTTGGCTACCGGTAAGTGTTTGTGAAAATAAATTATCCAGTGAGCGTGGTATAATTCTGGATTGAACCGTTAGCGCAACAATATTGGCTACAGGGAAACAATTTAATTTTACATACTGAGTATTTACAACTTCTATTGTTTGATTCACTACCTGTAGACCGAATTTTCTCTGAGTATAATCTTCAATCAATTGCATCGAAGTTTGTAGCATTTGTTTGTGGAATCTATCTCTGCTGTGATCGGTAGATGGGATATCCAGATATACACGATACTCATCTAGACTTATCCAAAAAGGCTCAATTGTTAAATCAACAATTTCAAAAGGGAATTGATCTGACATAATCATGGCATTCCCCGGCTGTGTTAGCCCTGTGCCTATAGCAAACCACTGACCAACGGTGAGGCCAGGTGTAGCAAAGAAATCTCTTGTAAAAGAATTGCAGGTACCGGCCACAGGAGTTAAGGGGGCCTCATCCAGAAATATGTTCTTGTCCGGGGTATATATTCTTGTTCTTGGTGAATCTACACCAGTGGGATCTCCAATTTCATCTCTGAAATCGAATTGCAGTCTATGGGTAAACCCTACTAGAAATTGTCGATTTGCCATTAATCATCCCTACTCAAACCAGATATCTTCCTCTCCTACAAAGATATCAGGTTCCTTGGGTTTGTCAATGTTTTCTAAAAAAGCAGGAAGCTCTGCCATAGATTTAATTTCACCCAATAGGTCAAACGTACAAACTTCTAAATATTTGACTGTATTGGGTAAGTTGACAACAGCTATTTTATTGTGAACCTCTACTACTTCCGAATACGCATACTCTTTCCAGAAGGAGGGTCCACCTGCTCTATAACGTAGTACGTACATAATTCCTCCATTAGATAACAAAAGAGGAGAGAGAAACCTCTCGGTTCCTGTCTCCTCTCTTGGGTTGTTTGACGTTTTTCATCGTCAGCCGTTTTTAAAGGATCTGAAGAGCCGCCAGCATCGAAACGTGCCGGTTATCCCTCACGACGAGAGTCTCGTCCATGAAGATATCGAACGTTTCAAATTGACTGGAGATTCTTGCAAGAGGCATCGTAGTCAATTCTGTAAGAACTGACATAAACACGTCTTGTAGATCGATAGAGAAAATCAGAGTTGAAGATCCACCGGTAAGACTTGTCACCTTACCCGCAGTATCGAACTGAATCGTATCAGGGATATTCGTAGTTGGAACAACTGGAATATCGTTGTAGGTTGTTACCCTAAAACCACCTGCGATCTCTGTCCGATCAATGAACCTTTGCTGTGCCTGAAGCGCAGCGTTGATCTTTCTCCGTCCTGCCCTACTCGTAACAATCAAACCAGGATTACCGATGTTCCTATCGAGCATCTCATCCATCTTTTCCAGTGTGAACTGCCCACCAAGGCCACTGGTTGTCAATGCGACAATCTGTGCTGGATTATCATCCATTACCTTTGCGAGTCCATCCCACTGTTTTGTGTTAGTAACAGGGTGGTTACCGAAATAGATCCGTGTCTCTTCTGCGTCCCTCACCTCTCTTGCCTGACTCTCCATCTCTTCACGTAGAAGATCTGCGAGTGACCGTCCAGTTTTCTGAACCCTACGAGATACCTTACCCTGCGTACCAATCGTCTTGTACGGAGAGAAGACCTCGGTGTAGTCACCAGTACCTTCCGTGAAAGTATCGGTATCGTTAACATCGTCTGCCGCAGTTGCGTTAGGCGCACGTTTACGTACCAAAAAGCCTTCACCAGAACCAGGTCGCCGGTCCAAGGACTGACGAACGGGATTCAGGAAGTCTACCAGAGCTACTAGAACCTTATCGATCTCTCGTGACAAAAACAACGAAGAGATATCAGCTTCCTCAAGCGACTTTTTCAATAGATTAAGATCTGTTCCTGTTGGATACACTTTGTATTTCACCTCTCTTCAAACAAAATAGACTTTTTTAATATGGCTGATTAATTTCCACTAGCTAGTAAAGCTCGTTCCTCAATCAACCATTGAAGTTGCTGTCCAGGTTTTGCGTTATCATACTCCTTTTCACCAACTTTTTCAATGACCCTCTCTTTCAGGCCTTTCTCAAGCTGCTTACCGGTCCTGTCATTCTTGCTATCCTCTGCCTCAGGACCTGCTGCTTTCCTAATCGGTAGCTTCTCCACAACCTCGTTAACCTCTTTGGCTTTCTTTTCGATAGTATCTTTAGCAGATGCTACCACTACAGAAGCCTCTTTGGTTTCCTTCGCAGATGCTTCGACCTTATCGAGTGCCTCACGCATCAGCTTAAGGTTCTCATCCATCTTCTCTTCGAAGACTTTCATCAACTGTGCGAGATCCTCTGCTGCGGAAGTTTCGATCTTGGCTCCTTCATCTGTAACTGCCTTTGCAGCACCTTCACCGGCTCCTTCGCCAGCACCTTCACCAGCACCGGCTCCTTCGCCAGCACCAGCACCCTCTTCACCTGTTCCGGTTAGAAGAGCATTCAACGATCTAACCACTGAGGCAACCTGCTCCTTAGCTTCTCCCTCTAGCTCGTCAATACCCTCCAAAGTAGCGATTGCACTCTGCAATCCTTCAGAAGCATTTTTTGTTATAGTACTCATGTCTTCTTGTACACCTCCTTCTTCTTTTAGTTTAGCCTCAACTTTGTCAAGTACATCAACAAGCCAAGGGTATTCTGCACATAGTTTATCTATAGTGGCCTCATCGACCTCTTTAGCTTTTCCAAGTCTTTCACAATATGCCATGGCCTCACGCCTTGCGGCCTGGGGGTCCATTCCTTTACCTCTATTTTTTGCAGCCCTACCAGACACACACTCTACACTCTGTTTTGCAACATCTTCCTTACTCTCATTAGCTTTATGTGTAGTCTCACATTCTGTCTTAGCTTGCGCTAATGCTTGCTCCACAGACATACCTTGCTCAATTAGTGTGGCTGACCTATTAGCCATGCAAGCATTTAGGTTACCCGCAGTTGGATCAGCAATTTCTTTCTCGGTACTCCGAACTTTCTCGGCACTCTCACCAGATACCTTTGCATCTGCAAGAGCCTTTTCAATATACCAAGCAAGTGATTTAGCTTTCACGTTAGCCGGTACAGATACTAGGGATACCTCAAAAAGCCTCATTGATTTAATAACAGTGATTTCTTTCTGAGTTTCCTCATCCTTCTCTGTGCCTGAATCCAGAATTTGACCCTTAATAGAAAACTTAGAAAGCGTACCGTCCTGAACCTTCTGCCAAATGATAGGCTCGGAATGTGAAATAAAAGTCTTTATGAAAAGACGATCTTCCAGTGCTTCTGCTTTTAAAATTTTTCCAATGGGTTTATCGGGATCGTGATTATAAAGTAGGGTGTTGTATTCACTTAATGATGCTGCCCCTTCCTGTTGAGCTTCAGCAGTGATCCTATGTTCTTGAGCATCAAGATCTCCGGTGGAGGCAAAGCCTTCAACAATCCAGGTACCTTGTGTCTCAGCATCTTGTACATCTTTCTTTTCTTCGACAGCTTTGAGAATGGTAAATTCCGCTTGAAAATCTACCGGTAGCTGTGACTTGATCTGCTCGATTGCTGTTTCCATAAGAAAATCATCCTCCAATGATTATAGCTAATTGTAATATATCAGTTTTTAAAGTCAAGAGGCACCTTTATCTTCTTTTTTAACTCTTATC